GATATAAAAGGAACAAGTATAGAAGTTGTATCTTCGGATCCATCTAATCCAGTACTTGGACAGATTTGGTATAATACAACATCACAAACTTTAAAAGGTATAGAATTTGCAGCAGCGGCTTGGTCTACGGGTGGAAACATGGGCACGGCAAGATATCAATTAGGAGGCGCTGGAACTCAATCAGCAGGCCTTGCTTTTGGAGGAGCTCCTGGTACAAAAACTGCTACCGAAGAATACGATGGATCAGCTTGGACAGGTGGTGGAAATATGGGAACTGGAAGAAGATTTTTAACAGGAACTGGAATTCAAACAGCAGGACTTGCCATAGGTGGAACTCCGTATTCTCCAGTAGGACTTTGTGAAGAATACAATGGTTCGTCTTGGACAGCTGGTGGAAATTTAGGAACTGCAAGAGAAAGATTAGCAGCAGCTGGAACTCAAACAGCAGCTTTAGCTATGGCAGGTTTTAATGGTCCTTCGCCAGGAATGAATGTTTCTGAAGAATATAATGGTTCATCTTGGACAAACGGTGGAAATTTAACAACAGCTAGACGGGCTTTAGGAGGCTGTGGCACTCAAACAGCAGGTCTAGGTTTTGGTGGATATGGCCCTGGTTCAACTAGATCAACGGCTACAGAAGAATACAATGGAACGTCTTGGACAAATGGTGGAAATTTAAACGCAGGTAGATTTGAATTAGCAGGTGCTGGAACTCAAACAGCAGCTGTTGCTTTTGGGGGGAATCAAGATCCACCTACTAGTATGAATAATACTGAACTATATGATGGTTCATCTTGGACTAATAGTACAGTTATGAATGAAGGAAGACTAGGTTTAGCAGGAGATGGAACACAAACAGCTGCTTTAGCTTTTGGTGGACAAAAGCCAGCAGGAGTTTTAACTTCAACAGAAGAATTTATTTCAGGAGCAACAACAGTTACACTATCTGGTTCTTAAACCTTGCAATAATTTTTTAATCCTTTATATATTACTTAAACATAAAGGAGACAGAAATGACTACAGAGAAGAGAAATATCCAACCGTTAATAGAAAAAGAAGAAGAGCACCTTCATAATATTTTATCTACTGAAGACGTTAAAGAATTTAAAAATATGGTGGGCGAGTTCAGAGATACATGGACTAAAAAACAAATTTTTAGAACAGAGACTGAAGCTAGAATATCTGTGCTTCAAGATATGAAGTATCCAACTAAAGCTGCTAAATACTGGCAGTGTGTTAGAGAACAGAATGTATTTTTAGAAAATTTAATGGGATTATCTTTTGACTATAGAAGAAATGATGTCAAAATTAAAAGACTAGAGAAAAAAATTCTAGAAGAAAAAGAAGATAATCTTAAGCAAGAACTTTGGCAAATTGATTTAGATGAAAAACGATATGCTAAAGCTAGTATGGAACTTACTGCAAAAGATAGAATGCGAGAGTTAAAGATGTGGTCTAAACTTAAAGTAGAATTTAATGATGGCACATTTGATACTGGTGATGTTAATCAACATCAATTAGATTCTTATAATAAGATTATGCAACATAAATCTAAAACGTTAACATCTGGTTCATCACAATCAGAAGTATTTAATGTATTAGGTCAATTACAAACTATAGAAAGAGTGAAAAGAGATGGAGAACTGGAACACAATAAAAAAGAATCAATTACTTCAGAACCAAGTTTTGGAAAAAAACCAGAATAGAAAACTTTTATTTCTAGTAGCACTACCAAGATCTGGTAATACTTTGTTTGCAAGTATCATGAATCAGAATAAAGAGATAGCAGCTACTGCTAATTCTGTGACCTTAGAGATAATGAAAGATCTACATCTATTAAAAAATACAGATGTGTTTTACAATTTTCCCGATCATCGGTCTTTAGATAATGTATTAGATTCTGTTTATGATAATTATTATAAACATTGGCCACAACGAATAATCATTGACCGTGGGCCTGTAACAACACCCGCTAATCTTGAATTGATGAACAAACATTTTAAACATGGCTTTAAATGTATAGTATTACTTAGAGATCTAATGGATGTACTAGCTTCATATATGCAATGGTATACAGAAAACCCAGATGCATTTCCTAATAGATATGGTCATGAAACAGATTTTGACAAGTTAATGATGTTAATGAATAAAGATGGAGCTATTGCTAAAGAGTTAGACGCAATTAAAAATTCATACAACTATCCAGGTATGTGTCATTATGTAAAATACGATGATATGGTTACAAATTCTGAACAGGAGTTTAGAAAAATATATCAATTTTTAGATGAACCTTATTTTAATCATAGGTTTGATAATTTAAATCAAGTACAGGTAAATGGTTTATCTTATGATGATAAAGTTGTTGGTAGTAATATGCATAAACTATTTGATGGGCCAGTTAGAAAAGTATATAACCCTTACATAGAAAGAATTCCAAAAAAGATTATAGAAAAATATGGACACATTAAATTTTAAAGCAATATTTTTAGGTCAATCAGTTATAAAATACGAAGTTCCTTTAGATATTTTTCATTCTATCAATACTATTTATGAAACTAATTTTCATAATCTTCGTCCTGCAAACAAACAACTTGCAGGAAAAATAGAAAAAGAACATTCATTGTTCTATGATGGAAGAGATGAATCAAAGATGAAAAGACATAGTTTAATACCTACAAATGTCCATCAATGGTTTATGGATACCTACCATCATTATTTAAATTGGAATAAAATAAAAGAATATAGAACTAATTTAAATTCTATTTGGGTTAATGAAATGAAACAACATGAATATAATCCAATACATGTCCATCAAGGTAGTTTATTTACAGGTCTATCTTCTGTAATGATGTTAAAATTACCTACAAATTATGGTATTGAATATTCAGCAGCTGAAAATCCAACCAATGGAACACTACAAATAATAGGTAGTTCATCTGGTCAGTTTGCAAATGTAGATTATCAACCTAATTTAAAAGAAAGAGATTTTTTTATATTCCCTTATGATATGAGACACACAGTTTATCCTTTTAATTCAACAGATGAAGTTAGACGTACACTCGCATCTAATTGTGACGTAGACTATAACCCTATAAACAACAGAGGAGCAGAATGATACACACAGAACCAAATTGGAAAAGTTATATGGTAGAAACCACTGAACCTATATTTACACCAGAGCAATGTAATATTATTAGTAAACTAGGAAGATCTATGCCACCACAAAATGCACAAGTAGGTGGAGGAAAAGGAGGAGAATATAATACTAAAACCAGAATATCTCATATTAGTTGGATTCCATTTGATCAACCTGATTCAATTCAAATGTATAAAAAATTAGAAGATGTAATGCATAAAACTAATAGAAGACATTTTGGATTTCAAGATATGGCAATCAATGAACAAGCACAATATACAGAATATCCTGAAGGTGGTTTTTATGATTGGCATATGGATATTGATTTAGTTATGAAAAAAGAACCTCCTGTTAGAAAAATATCTATGACCCTTGTGTTATCTCACGAGTCTGAATTTGAAGGAGGTGGGTTAGAGTTAGGAAAACCAGGTAATATATTAAGACCTAAACAAGGACACGCTATATTTTTTGCTAGTTTTGTTAATCATAGAGTCGTGCCTATTACTAAAGGATTAAGAAAATCTTTAGTTATGTGGTTTGGTGGAGAACCATTTAAATAATGCATAGAGAACTTTATTTTGCAACTCCTGTTTATATTAAAGATATAGGCACACCTGAATATAATAAGTATTTAGAAGAACAAATTGTAAAGTGGTCTAAGAAAGATCCAGGTCTTCAAAAAACAAATACTAACGGTTGGCATTCACCAACAGATATGCATTTAAAACCAGAATATAAAAATTTAATAGAAGAGTTACATATTGCACAACAAGAAATATACAAAGATGAATGTCTAGAGGGAGAACCTTTTTTAGGAAACATGTGGGCTAATATTAATTATAAAGGTGGGTATAACAGACCTCACATACATCCCAATTCATTATGGTCTGGAGTTTACTATGTTAAAACTCCTAAAAAATGTGGGCATTTAAAAATAGAAGATACAAGAACAATGTCTTTAATGTCTAGACCTAAAAAAATTAAATCTTTAGAAGTGTTTGATTTTATGAAAAAAATTAATAAAGAAGAACCAAAACATTTATGGAGAGAAGTACATTTTGAACCTATTGCAGGACGTTTAATTATGTTTCCGTCTTGGGTTAATCATTGTGTTGATCCTAATGAATCAGATGATATAAGGATATCTGTGTCGTTTAATTTTTTACAGAAAGGTATGTTTGTATGACGTTTCAACAACAAAAATATCAAGTAATTAAAAATGCTTTGCCTTATGAACTAGCTAATTTTATATTTAATTATTTCCTACTTAAAAGAGATGCGACTGCTTTTATGTATCAAAACAACATACACTCACAGTCCTCGATCCTTGGAACATGGACCGATAAACAGATACCTAATACCTACTCTTGTTATGGTGATTTTGTAATGGATACTTTACTTGTTAAAATGTTACCTGTTATGAAACAACATTCAGGCTTAGATTTGATACCAACATACTCTTATGCAAGAGCATATAAAAAAGGTGACGAACTTAAAAGACATAAAGATAGACCTAGTTGTGAGATATCATGCACACTTAATTTAGGTGGTGACCCTTGGCCTATATTTATAGATGGCACAGGTGCTAATAATGTTATCGATGAATACAAAAATATACATAAACCAAACGCTCCAGCAGGCACTAAAGTCTTGCTTGAAGTAGGAGATATGTTAGTATATAGTGGCTGTGAACTTGAACATTGGCGAGAGCCTTTTGACGGGAACATATGTGGCCAAGTATTCTTACATTATAACCATGTAAACGGCCCATTTGCTGATAAAAATAGATTTGATGGACGTCCTATGTTAGGTCTACCATCAAGCATTAAATAGTATTATAATGGAGCCATATGCTACAAAAGATAGGATTTCAACCTGGATTCAATAAACAAGTAACAGAAACCACAGCCGAAGGACAATGGGTTGGTGGAGATAATGTTAGGTTTAGATATGGAACGCCTGAGAAGATAGGTGGTTGGCAACAATTAGGTGAATCAAAATTAACTGGAGCTGCAAGAGCTTTACATCATTTAGTTAACAAATCTGGTAACAAGTTTGCAATCATAGGAACTAATAGAATTTTATACGCTTATACTGGTGGTGTATTTTATGATATTCATCCAATTAAAACTACAACAACATTAACAAATGCATTTAGTACAACGAATGGTTCAGCAACGGTTACAATAACTTTTAGTGGAGATCATGGAGTACAAGAAAATGATATTATACTTTTAGATAATTTTACAACTATAACTAATTCAAATTATTCTGCATCAGATTTTGATGATAAAAAATTTATGGTAGCAAGTGTACCTACATCTACTACTTTAACTATTACAATGCCATCAGCCGAGACTGGATCAGGAGCAACTACATCAGGTGGTATTAGAGTTCAACACTACTATTCAGTAGGACCTGCAGAACAATTACCTGGTTTTGGTTGGGGACTAGCTGCGTATGGTGGAACAGTAACAGGTGAAGCAACTACAACTTTAAATGGTGGTATTAATGCTATCACAACAACTATTGTATTAACAGATGCATCTTTGTTTCCAAATTCAGGTACAAACTTTGTACAAATAGGATCAGAAGAAATTTCTTACACAGGTATAAGTAGTAATACTTTAACAGGAGTTACAAGAGGAGTTAGAAACACAACTGCTGCAACGCATTCTAATAGTGCAACAATAGTTAATAGTTCAGATTATATTGCATGGGGTGAAGCTGCATCAGGTGACTTAGTTATAGATCCAGGTTTATGGTCTATTGATAATTTTGGAGATAAAGTAATAGCATTAATTCATAATGCACAAGTGTTTGAATGGGATTCAAATGCAATAGGAGCTGTTAATAATAGAGCAACTATTATTTCAGGTGCACCAACAGCATCACGTGATATGTTAGTATCAACACCTGATAGACACTTAGTATTCTTTGGAACTGAAACAACCATTGGAACACCTTCTACACAAGACGAAATGTTTATTAGATTTTCAAACCAAGAAGATATTAATACTTATCAGCCAACAGCAGTTAACACTGCAGGTACACAAAGACTTGCAGATGGATCTAAAATTGTAGGTGCAGTTAGAGGTAGAGATGCAATCTATGTTTGGACAGATACATCTTTGTTTACGATGAGATTTATTGGTCAACCATTTACTTTTGGTTTCCAACAAGTAGGAACTAACTGCGGATTGATTGGACAGAATGCTGCATTAGAAGTTGATGGTGCTGCGTATTGGTTTTCAGAAAACGGTTTCTTTAAATACTCTGGTAACCTAGAGACTATGATTTGTTTAGTAGAAGATTTTGTTTTTGACGATTTAAATACAACAGCTAACCAATTAATAAACGTTGGACTAAATAATTTATTTGGTGAAATAACTTGGTTTTATTGTACATCAGGATCAACAATAATTAATAGATGTGTAACTTATAACTATATGGACTCATCACCACAAAGACCTGTTTGGACAACAGGAAGTTTACCAAGAGGAACATGGCAAGACTCATCTGTATTTGGTCTACCTCATGCAACATTTTTTAATACAACCGATGATGCATCATTTGATGTAGTTGGAAATACTGAAGGAAGCACAATATATTTTGAACATGAAAAAGGAACTGATGAAGCCTTGGCAACAGGAACGAACACAATAACTTCTAATATTGAATCAGGAGACTTTGATATTACACAATCAAGATCATCGCAGGGTCAACAAACAGGTGTTGCAACGTTTCAAGGAGATGGTGAATATTTAATGAAAATAAGAAGATTTATACCTGACTTTTTAGCACAAACAGGAAATACTCAGGTTACATTACAATTAAGAAATTATCCAAACGGCTCTCAAGCGAGCTCACCTCTTGGACCCTTTACAATTACAAGTTCTACTGATAAGATAGATACACGTGCAAGAGCTAGAGCTATGTCTTTGAAGATTGCCAATACTGGTGCTTCTCAAAGTTGGAAGCTTGGTACTTTTAGATTAGACACGCAACCAGACGGAAGAAGATAATGGCAACTTTAGCAGAATTAGCACAAGCATATTTAAATCAAGGACTACCTAGTATATCTGGTATATTTCAACCTCAAGCTGCTACACCAGTTACACCAGTTGAAGAAACTCCAGTTATATCTAATACAGGTATTACTCCACAATTATTACAACCAATGGGAGGTGGGGGTGGAAATGATTTTAATGTTTATAATCCTAATCCTAATACTACAAGAACTAGTAGAAATTATGTAAATCCTTTTCCATATGATCCAATGGATGATTTTGGAACTCCAGACTACGGATATATTGATCCTCCTAAAGAAGGGCTTGCAGGTTTATTTCAAAAGTATGTTAAAAATGCTCCATTAACAAATATATTAGGTGCGGGTATGAAAGCAATAGGTGGCTTGCTTCCTGTAAATAGAAGAGCTATTTTAGAAAATGAATTATTGGAGGGTGGTGTTATGTTAGACAATATTGGAAGAGTTGTCGCAAATAATTATAATACACCAGAAGGAATCATGGCAGGATATAATGCAAATAAAATAACAGATAAAACCTTTGATAAAAGAAGAGGTACAATTTCTAAAACATTAAAAGAAAAATATGGAATGACTGATAAAGAAATAGAAGACGTTCTTGCTGGAGAATATAAAGGAGATGTTGAAACTGATTTAATTGGTAGAGTAGATTTAATAAATAAATCTCAAGAGCTTTTTAAAAAAAGAAATAATTTTGCAGATATAATTTTTCAAAATGAATTAGAAAAAAGAAGAATAGAAAAAGAGAAAAAAAGAATAGCATCTCTTCCTAAAGATGTACAACAATATACTCAACCAACTAGAAGCACACAACAAGCAATTAGAGAGGAAAGAGGAGATCCAGGCAGTTCTGATTATGGTAACCCAGGTGGAACTAGTGGAGCGATGACTGATGCTAATGCAGGTACATTTTGTTTTGATCCAAGTACTCCTATTCAAATGGCTGATGGTTCAACTAAAGAAATTAAAAACATACAACTTGGTGATGACACTAAAGGCGGAGAAGTTACAGGTGTATTCCAATTTAAAGCAACTGATGAGATTCATGATTACAAAGGTGTTACGGTTGCAGGTAGTCACTACGTTAAAGAAGATGGTAGATTTATTATGGTTAAAGATAGTCCGCTGTCCGTCAAGATTGATAAGATACCTGTTGTTTATTCATTAGATACATCTGGTCGAAGAATATTTATTAACGATATTGAGTTTGCTGATTACAATGGTGATGGTATTGCTAAAGGATTCTTAGCAAATGCAGGTGTAGATATAACTGGTTTTGATACTGAAGTATTGAGACAAGTAGAAAATAGATTAATATAATGGCAAAAGTAACAGTAGTATTTACCAGACCTAGTAAAGAATACAGACAGCAAGATGCTGATTCTTTAGTTAGAGATTTAGACGGATTGATTGAAAAATTAAACTCCACATTTCAACAAGAACTAAGAGATGAATCACAAAGATTTACTTGGTTCATGAGTAGTGGAAGTGAAACCTAATGGCTAATAGATATAAAAACGCACAATTTGATTTAACTACTACTGATGCTACAGATGTTTATACTGTACCGTCTGAGTCTAGAGCAATTATTCAAAACATACATACCGCAAACGTTGGGGCAGGTAACGTTGAGATTAAAGCTTTTGTATTTGATACGTCTGCAGGTAGAACTTATCAGTTTGCAGAGCATACTGTAAACTCAGGTAATTCTAAGTCTATATCTGATGGTACAATTATATTAGAAGAGAGTGACAAATTACAATTACAAGCAGCAACAGCTGACATATTTGAGGGAACAGTATCAATACTAGAGTTTGATAGAACATAGGAGAAAAATGCAAGTAATAAAACCAGAAAAGATAATAGAAAAAATAACTAACCTTAAAACAGGTGA